TCGGCAAAATCATCACGACTGAGCCGACGATCCATAGTTTGTAAAATTTCCGCTGTGCTGTGCAATCCCTTATTGGTATCAGAGCGAGTATCAGTCTGTAAGTACTTGCTCTTAGTTTGTTATTTATGGCAGGCTAAGCCTACCGTCGGGGAAAGAGGTCCCTGACAGTAGAGTCTCACGCCGGTCCTTTGTTTTCAATGTTTGTATTATAACGTTATAAGCATTTTTAATGAAAGACATTTTGATATACGCTTGAATGTTTATCTTTCGGCTTAGTAAGTTATCTTGTTCTGCTAGTAAATGTTTTATATTCCTGAGTAAAGAATATATTATTTGAACAATATTCGCTAGTAAAGAACTTCGCTAGTAAGGGTCAATCGATAAAATCATCTGTTTTTCCAAWTTCCCACGATCGTTATGAGGGCAAAAGACGTAAGTTGCAGTAAGTCCACAGGGATGGCCGTGAGTCGATGAAAAGGTGAGTCCAAGATGAACAGGAAAGGAGATTGGAAAAACACTGATTGTAAGATTAATACTCTGAAAGGTCTTTCTTGAAAGGTTTTTGTTTAAATAATAAATTTGATGATGTTTAGTCTTTTGGGAATATAATCCATTGAAAGATTTCAAGTTTGCTGAAAAGAGAGCTTATATCAACGTGTTTGAATTTGTCTTTGCTTATGACCTTTATAATCTTTTGAAAACATGTCTGAAAGATGGGAGAAATCCCTTCAGGACTGGTATGATTCTCGAAGGTCACACCTCGAGTACCTTGATTTAGAAACTGTTAGTAAACCTTCGCTTAGCCAATTAGCTCATAATCTTAGTATTGTTAGAGATAACAACAACCTACATACTAAAGTCCTACTAAAACGTTGTTACGTTTTAGAAGAAAAATTGGAAGAGCAGTCTCTTCTGATTAAAAGGTTAGAAAAAGGCTTAGAAGCCTTAACTGAGGAGTTTTTATCCTCAAGACCCCTTACCGCAAAACAAGTTAAGGAGTTGGTTGTTGAAATAGCGGAACAACCAAAGCTTGTAGAGCAGGAAGCGCTAAAGCTCACTGAGGAGCTTAAAGGAAAACTTGATAAGGTTGAAGGCCTTATCAAGGATTTAAAGGAGTTCATTACTGGATGAACTACAAGGAGATCCAGGATCTGCCTGGATTTAACAGGGCGTTAACTGGAACAGCGTCCTTGGGAGCAGAAGGCTTCACCCAGCCTTCAGGAAAAACTCAGTCCAGTCTCGACACCTTAATAAGACAGAACAATACGCTTCTGTTCTTAACAGGGACCATTGAAGATAGGGTCCAAGGTATCGAGGAGGAGCTAGTGGAAATCAGAAAGGCGATTTTCAYTAAGGGAAAAGATCCAGATCTGTCTGGAGTCGTAAGTCAACTTCAGCAGTTGACGATAAAGGGAAAGGCTCCAGAACCCCGAGGAGTCTTAAGGGTGCAACAAGACCCCTATCTGCAAATTAGGAGGCAGATAAATGAGGAGAACAGGGGCCGCACCAGTTACAGAAGCCGCTCTTCAAGGAGGAGCTCAGAACCTCCAAGAAGGACGCCCGATCCTCTACGAGGATCAAATCCGTGACTACAGGCGAATGGCAGAGGCACGATACCAGCTGCAGCGTCGGGTAGCTCGTGTCCTAGGAAGGCCATATAGAAGGACGCTGGAAAGGCTTATGAATCCAGATCAAAACCTGGAGGATTCATTAAGCAGAAGGGCCAGAATAGTACCTGCTGAGGTACTCTATTCTTCAGGCGAAGGGCCTGAACATCAAAGGGTGTACATCCACAGAAGTGAAGAAGAAATAACCTGTGTGGATGGTCAACAAGTGGATTTGCCACTTATCACCCCAGAAAGCCATCAACAGCTGCTTAGGCAGCAATATCGCTTCATTCATATTGGAGCAATACAGGTGAGGGTGCAGGCGTTGCATCGAGCACACCAAGGGACTATGGTACTAGTCCTTAATACAGACCGACGGTGGAACGGAGATCAGGCTCTGTTCGGAGGTGTTGAAGGTGACCTTACGGAAGGTGCCTTCATGACATATGTAATCCCCAACATTACAATGACTGTTGAGGATTTCTGCCGATCAATAATGGTAGAATTCCAGACAAGGGGATACAGTGAGTGGGTTCAAGGAGCGAACCTGCTAATCACAAGGGGTATGGTAGGAAGGTTATCCAACACTCCAAACGTTGGATTTAATTACAACATCTCGGCAGTAACAGACTACTTGGCCAGCAGAGGTGTACGAACCCTACCTGGAAGAAGATATAGTACGGCTGATCTCCAGGGCCTAAGGTGGAACATAAGAAGACCTCGTGAGGTCATCCCCAGACACCCAACGGAGATGATAAGCAGAAATCTCCTAGGAGGAGGATTTTCCCTATCTTTTAGGGAATACCAGCCGATAACAACAGAGCAGAGAAGAGCTGCTCAGCACCCAGAAGAGGACTCCTTGGAAGAAGAAGTCCTGGGTGTTCTAAATGTAGAAGTCTTGGACTGGGATGGTCTAGACTTCCCTGAACCTGATCCAACTCTGGTTAATTTTGAAATACCAGAACCAGAGCCCCAACAACAACACCCTGAACAGGTTGTAGAACCTGTATCTGACGAAATACTGGAATTTAGAAGAGAATATTCCAGTATATGGGATTATGGATCAGAAGAAGAAGCGCTGCTAGAGTTTGTTTATTACTCAACAACTCCAGATGATAGCAATTACTGGTCTTACAGTAATGCTTACAGAGAACTTGCAGCTGCTCTAGAAGGAAACGTCTCACCAAACGACGTGGAAGGTTTGGAAGAAGTGGAAGGTGGAACTTCCACTCATTTTTCCGGGGGAGGAGAGGTAGTACCCCCATCAGAACCAAATTGTTGTATTATGTGCAACAAAAGAGGCATCCCCGAAGATAAAATTCTCTGCCAGAATTGCATGGACATCACTGATGACAGTGATGATGAACGAGAAGTAGAAAGGCAGGAACGAAAAAGGATGCAGAAACAAAAGGAAAAGAGGGTAACCCCCTCTACTTCTAAACAAACTTCCCAAGAGGAAATTATTGGAGCCATTGAAGGTGATCCTTGGGAAGAATTTGAAGAGATGGTAGAAAGGCTGCATGCGCAGGTGACACAGCAGCAACCTAACCCCCCTGCTGACCCACAAGCATCAAACACCAGGGGACAATCAGCTCAGTCACCATACAGGCCCCCAGAAGATACAACTATGGGCCAACCATCATATGCTCCAGCCAGACCAACTGTGGAAACAGTATCGGGACCGCCTAGCTTTAGGACGGACTCAAGGTTCCTAAAAAGGGGAACCAACAATGAAAATTGGTCTCTACCACCAGCCCAACAACAAGGGGGAGTACTTCTAACACTCCCTGAACAAATGGGGCTGCTGAATGATGTATTCATGAGATGGGAGACTACAACTCTCAACCATATGTCCCTCATGAATATACAAGATACTCAGGAGAAAGTAGATTATATGGAAAATCTACTTGGAGAGACTGCCAAACTGGCTTGGATCCAGTGGAGGACAGTCTATGAGGATGAATACAAGGCCATTGTGGCTCAAGCTGAAGGGAGAATGGGAACACAGAATGTCATCTCCCAAGTAAGGCGAATCCTCACCTTAAGTGACCCAGTACAGGGGTCAACAGCTATACAGGACCAGGCCTATAGAGACCTTGAAAGGCTTCAGTGCCATGACGTCAAGGATATGGTCAAGTTCCTCAATGACTATATGAGGCTTGCCACAAAAACTGGTCGACTGTACATAGGAAGAGAGCTTTCTGACAAGCTCTGGATCAAAATGCCCGGGGATCTTGGAACCAAGATCAAGGAAGAATTTGATAAAAAACATCCCGGAGCAGAAATAGCTGTCATTCCGCGCATATTCTTTGCGCATAAATATCTTGAGGATAGGTGTAAGGAAGCCGCCTTCACCAGAAGCCTAAAGAGTGTGTCTTTCTGCAAAGACATACCAATCCAAGGATATTACGGGAGTGATAAGCCCAAATATACCCCCAGAAAAGCAAAGACGTATAAGGGGAAGCCGCATGAAACTCATGTGAGAATCGATAGGCGGAAAAACCTGGACAGAAACTCGCACTGCAAGTGTTTCATATGCGAGGAACCTGGGCACTATGCAAGAGATTGCCCAAATCAGAAAAGGAACATCAAGCGGGTAATGATGTTCAACCAGGTTAACATACCGGACAATTATGATATTGTCTCGGTACAAGAAAATGAAGAAGATAGCGACGCTATCTATAGCCTGACTGAAGGAGAAGAAGGTGATGAGATTGCCTTCGGAATTGTACAGGAATCTGTACATATGATCAGTCATCAGGTGATAGGGTCATGGAGGGCCCACATTGACATGAGCGAAGTACAGAAGGTCTGCCGCCATCAATGGCAGGACCACCAGGAGATAGAAGCTCCAGGAGAAGATACTTGCCTCTGGTGCAAGCATCACATTAACATCAGGACAAGGAGCCATTGCCCTGCATGTTTGCTCACAACCTGCAACATCTGTTCGTTGCGATATTTGGGAAGAGAAGTCCCACCAAAGGCTCAAGAAAGGCCTTTGCCTTTCCCAGACCAGACTGCCCTAATACAACAACAACAGCTCTACATGAATTGGGCAGATCAGGATCGTGCACGCCTCAAACAGGAGGTAGAAGATGAGAAAAGAAGAGGACAGCTCCTCTTCGAAGCTGAAAGGAGACGAACCGAAAGGCTCGGTGAGGAAATCGCTCAGCAAAAACTGAGGATTGAATCCATGGAGGAAGAACAAAAGCTGAAGAATGACCTCCATGCTCATACTGAAAGGGATCTTCAGAAGAAGATCAAAGAGTTAAAGAGGCTGTTAAGAGAGGAAAAAATTAAAAGGAGAAGCCTCAGGAATGGAAAGGATGTCAGAACAGGAAGTTCTGAAGATGATGCTTCATCTGAGGAGGCATCAGGATCGGAAAACTAGCAAGGGAGCAGGATGAGTATGGTGGCTCCTGTTCTCAAAACCATGAATCCACCATAGTCTGTGAGGAACTTTATCCTCAATCTGAGATCGTAGGAGTGATAAAAGATGCCATATCCTCTCAGATCATATCATCGGCATCAGGAGAGCTAAATAATAGACTCTACAACATGAGAGTCTCTATCAGAATACGAGGTTGTCCGGAGTTCAATGTAAACGCCATTTTAGATACAGGGGCAACAGTTTGCTGCATTGAAGAAGAAAGAGTCCCTAAAGAAGGACTTGAGGAAAGCAGGATGACGGCTCAGTTTACGGGCCTAAATTCTACACAGCAAACAAGGAAGAAGCTGAAGGAGGGATATATGATCATTGCTGATCATACTTTTCCACTTCCTTTCGTATATGCTCTCAACCCCATGAGGATAGGACGAGGTATCCAATTCATAATTGGGTGCAATTTCATCAGAAGAATGAAAGGGGGTCTCCGAATAGAAGGACCAACAGTTACCTTCTATCGAAACGTGTCTACTATAGAGACACAGGAGAAATCAACTGTAGCGGCTGSCATTGGAAACATCAATGAAGAAAGGACCATGGTTTTCCCAAGGTTCAGAAAGGAGGTAGCCAGACTAATTCAAGAGGGGTATATAGGAGAAAACCCTCTTAGACATTGGTCTAAAAATAAGGTGGAATGCACGCTCAGGATTAAAAACCCTGATCTAGTCATACAGGACCCACCTCTGAAGCATGTAACGCCAGCTGCAAGAGAGTTCTTCCAGAACCAAGTAAGCAGCTTGATCAAGGCTCAGCTCATAAGGCCTTCAAGGAGCAGGCACAGGACCACTGCCTTTATGGTTGAATCTGGAACCAGTGTGGATCCAAAAACAGGAAAAGAGGTCAGAGGCAAGCAACGGATGGTGCTCAATTATAAACGCCTCAATGATAACACTGAAAAGGATCAATATTCCTTACCAGGCATCAACACTATCATCAGCCGGGTAGCAGGGAAGAAGGTCTTTTCTAAATTTGACCTCAAATCAGGCTTCCACCAGATCAGAATGAGTAAAGAGTCCATACCCTGGACTGCTTTCTGGACTCCTGATGGGCTTTACGAATTCCTCGTAATGCCATTTGGGCTGGTAAATGCGCCAGCAGATTTTCAGAGAAAAATGGACAATGCCTTTAGGGGAACAGAGGCGTTCATTGCAGTCTACATAGATGATATCCTCATCTTCTCTGAAACAGAAGAGGACCATGAGCAACATTTGCTCAAATTCGCCCAAATAGTAGAAAAGAATGGGCTCATTCTAAGCCCAACAAAGATGAAGATTGGGGTAAAAAGTGTGGACTTCTTAGGAGTTAAGATCCACCAGAACAAGGTCCAATTACAAGAGCATATCCTTAAAAAAATTGGAGATTTCAGGGAAGAGGATCTGCTAACAAAGAAAGGGCTAAGATCGTGGTTAGGAATTCTCAATTATGCAAGGCAACATATTCCTAATCTAGGAAAAATGTTAGGCCCATTATACGGGAAAACCTCACCCACTGGAGAAATAAGGTTTAATGCCCAGGATTGGAAGTTGGTCAGAGAAATAAAAAGAAAAATTCAACAACTTCCTCCTTTGGAAATCCCCCCCAAGGACTGCTGTATAGTCCTTGAAGCTGATGGATGCATGGATGGATGGGGAGCCATTTGCAAGTGGAAACAGTTTGCATATGATCCGCGCTCAAAAGAACGCATTACAGCATATGCATCTGGCAAATTTCAGCCAATTAAATCAACAATTGATGCTGAAATCTTTGCGATTATGAATGCAATGGAAGCTTTCAAGATATATTATCTTGATAAAAAGGAAATGGTGATAAGGACAGATTGCCAAGCAATTGTGTCCTTCTTTAACAAAAGTGCTTCCAACAAGCCAAGTAGGGCACGGTGGATTTCCTTCACCGACTACATTACTGGGACTGGGATTAAGATAAGGATAGAGCATATAGATGGCAAGGATAACACTCTTGCAGATTATTTATCCAGGCTGGTCTTTTCTCTTATTATTGCAGAATGGAAAACGCAAGGCAGGAGATCAACAGCCCACCATCAAGCCCAGTCAATGGCCCAAACCATAGGGTCATGCAGCAAGCAGCAAGAGCCTTTGCTCTTGAGAGAGCCACCGTTGAAGCAGGAGCAAGAAGGAACAGGGGAAGGCCCATGGGGCATAGAGCAGTTAACCCTGCCACTAGAACGCCTGCTCAAAGGTTTGAAGACTGGTCCCTACAAGAACAAACTTATCATAGGGACTGGATTAATGAACAGTTTGAAGATAGCCTTGCGAATCTTGGACCTCTCGCCCGAGGTTATAATTTCAACATACAAATTGAAAGAAGGCTATTCCGAGATGGGCTCTCAGGAGATGTCGGTACACAACTTGCAGCTAATCGACTCTCCCTACTGCATGAAGCGGCCCAGGAGGCCAGGAGAAGCGTCATGACGCTTCAAAGAATGATTAGGGATCGGGCTGAACATAACGAAAGGTTCGTCACTAGGGACAACGCCTATATGGACCTCAGGCAGCCATACGCTGAAGCCCAAGCCCAGATTGAAGCAGCGGCCATAATCCTTATGGCCTGCATTGAGGATCTTTAGGTTGCTTAACCTAAAGAGACGACAGAGGACGGTGGTAGGTCCGGACAACGACGCCACCTTTATCCGCCATGTGATGCGGCATGTGCATCATTTGTTTTTGTCGGCCATTTGCTGACTTTAGAGTCTAGGGTTTGTGAAAAGCAGATGCTTCTCGGTGAAGTGAGACTTTTCTTTAGGAAAAGTAAAGATAAGAAAGGAATCTTATCTTACTTTGTCGGCCACCTTACTTTTGGACATTTAGCGTGTTGTGAAGAAAAATTTCCTATATAAGGAACCATTTTCTTTCATCAAACAGACAGAAGTAACAAGTAACACACAAAAGAAA